CGGGAAGGCCCTGAAGATCAGGATCGAATGGCAGGACGGACTGCCGACGGATCCCATGGAGGCGGCCAACACGGAATCGGTGGCCCTGGGCGCGGGGCTCACGACCCGGCGAGACGCCCTGGCCCGGCTGTGGGGCCTCACCGGAACGGAACTGGACGAAATGGTGAATGTCTTGGAGAGGGCCGTATCTAAGGAATCCACTAAGGAACAGCCCTCCGGGAAACAGTCGGCTCCGAAGGAAAAACAGGACTCGAACTAACTTTTTCCCGACTCACACAGCCATTTGAATACTTGTATACTACCACATCGAGCGAACAAGAAGGGCGGTAACGCGGGGCACGAACCCCGCGTCCGCCCCCGCTCAAATTTCGCAAATCAACCGTACCGGCCGGGGAAGCCGGGGAAGGAGAGTGCCGAATGGAATTCACGCCCGAGCAGCAGGAGCATCTCAACAGGCTGGTGGGGGAGGCGCGCACGGCAGGCCGTGACGCCGCTCTCAAGGGTTTCTTCACCGAGCTTGGGGTCGATTCGGCCGACGGCCTCAAGGCGATCCTGAAGGAGCACGGGGAGCTGAAGACAAAGGGCATGTCCGACGCCGAGCGCTACAAAGCCGAAGCGGAAGCGGCCCGGAAGGAAGCCGAGACACAGAAGGCGGAACTGGCCGCCGTCAAGCGCACCGCCGGCGTCAAGGCCGCCCTCGCGAAAGCGGGGCTGCCTGAGGAACTGGCCGGCCGCGTCCAGGGCAACACGGATGCCGAAATCGACGCCGATGTCAAAGAACTCGGCAAACTGTTCGGCGGCAAGGGCCCCGAACAACGGAGCATTCTCCAGGACGGCCTGGCCGGAGGCGACTCCCAGAGGAAGTCCACCGAAAAAGCCCTGGCGCAGGCCTTCCGGGCGGCGCTCGGCAGATAACAACACCCCAAGGAGGTAAACACCCATGATGGATCGTACCGCAGCAGGCGTACTCGTTCCCGAAGAGCTCTCCTACGAGCTCATCAACGGAGTCTCGCAGAAGTCCGCGGTCATGAGCCTGGCCCGCAGGCTCGGCAACATGGCCACGAACAAGGAGCGCATGCCCCTGCTTGACGCGCTTCCGACGGCAGGCTACACCGGCGGAGAGGGGCTTCGCGTGCCCGTGACCGAAGCGGCCTACAAGGACGTCTACATCTACGCCGAGCCGTTCGGCGCGCTGGTCGTGCTCCAGCGAGACGTGGTGGAGGACATCCTGGCCGGGAACTTCTCCCTGCTCGCCGACATGAAGGATCGCGTCGTCGAATCCTTCGGAAAAGCCGTCGACGCGGCCGTTCTCTACGGCGACAGGAAGCCCGCGAGCTGGCCCACCGCCCTTGTTTCCGCCGCCGTCGCCAAAAGCCGCAGCGTTGCTCTCGGAACCAACGACGACATCGCGGAGGACGTCAACAGCCTCATGGGCCTCGTCGAGGCCGACGGACTGGACGTCACCGGCTTCCTGGCCGGCGTCCAGCTCAAGTCCACGCTCCGCGGACTACGGGATGCCAACGGCAACCCCATCTTCGTGCCCTCCCTGACGGCCGGAGCCCCTGGAACCCTTTACGGGAACCCCATCCACTACCTCCGGAACGGCGCATGGAACAACAGCACCGCGAAGCTTCTCGCCGGCGACTGGGAGCAGCTCATGTATTCCTGGCGGCAGGACATCACCATGAAAATCCTCGACCAGGCCGTCGTCCAGGACACCGAAGGGAACATCGCCCACAACCTGGCACAGGAGAACAAGCTTGGCCTGATGTTCTACGCCCGCATCGGCGTTGCGCTTCCAATCACCATCAACGCCATGAACCAGGACCGCTCGGCCATCTACCCGTTTGCGGCCCTGACGCCCGCCGCATAGTCCAAGCCATCCACTGGGGCCCTGACCGTCAGGCCGGGGCCCCTTAACCCAAAAAACAAGGGGGTAACGCCATGTATCCGTACAATCCCGCAATGGGCCAGACCATCCAGACCGCCGAAGGGGCTGTGGATCGCGTTTTCTTGGCATCCGCAAGCCTGGGCGCGCCCGATGCCGTCTCCGCCACCGCGGTCCTGGCCGCCACGGCTCTCGGCGAAGAGGCCGCAACCGTTACCGAAAACGTCACCGACCCCGACGTGCCCCGCAACGTCACAGTGAAGGGCAACGCCGCGTCCGTCACTGGCGACGTTGTCATCACCGGCAGGAACGTCCTGGGCGCCGCCATCACCGAAACCATCGCCCTGAACGGCGCCTCCGAAGTGGCCGGCGTCAAGGCATTTGCCGAAGTCATCTCCATCGCCCTCCCGGTCCTGGCCGCAGAAGGCGACGAAGTCTCGGTGGGCATCGGCAACAAGGTGGGCCTCGGGCACTGCCTGGCCGCGGATCTCGTAGCGAAGGTCCTGCTCGCCGGCGCCGCCAACAGTCCGACCGTGGTCGTTGACGCGGACGAGGTCGAAAAGAACACCTTGGCCATCACGGGCCTCGACGGCAGCAAGGAAGTCGTCGCCTACTGGATGGTGTAACCGATGCGCGTGCGGATGCTGGCGTCCACCTGGTGTGAAGGACGGCCCTACGCGGCCGGGGCGGAGTGTGACCTGGACGCCAACACCGCCGCCCGCTGGATCAAGAACCGCATCGCCGAAGCCGTGAAAGAGGAGGTGCCCGAACCGTGCGAGACGCCTACGCCAGCGTTGCAGAAGCCGACGAATACTGCGCGGCCGTCCTCGGCAAGGAAGCCTGGGCGGAGCTCGAAGAAGAAGTAAAGGGCAAGGCCCTCCTTTCCGCAACTTTGGCCATCGACGCGTGCCCGCTGGAGGGAACGCCCGCCATCGAGGGGCAGATGTTCCCGAGGTGGGGCTACGGGCTCCCGCTGACGGACTACGTCACGGTTCCAGAAGCCGTGAAACAGGCCTGTATCGAGGAAGCCTACTCCCTGGCCTGCGTCGGAACACCGACCCCGGACACGGTGGAAGCCATGCGGGCCGCCGGGATCAAGAGATGGAAGGCCGGCTCCACGGAGGGCGAGTTTTTCGCCCAGAGGGGATCACGGCCCTGGCGGGCCACCCTTTCCAGTGACGAAGCCGCCCGGCTCCTGGATCCCTGGCTGATGAAGGTGGCGTCAATCTGGGCCGCCCGTCAGGAGCTGAACCTGCCGTGAACGCCATCGGCCTGACCGGGATCCCGACCTGCAAGGTCACGCTCGTCCTGGCCTCAGGTTCCCGCGACGCCTACGGGGATCTTGTGGACACTGGCACCGAAATCGACGCCGTGGTCGTGCCCGGCGGAGATCTGCTCCGGGGCCGGGCCGGCGACGCGGTGGACGGGAAATACTCGATCTACTGCGCAGAATCGCTCAGCGTCGGGGATCTCGTCGTGATCGGAACCGAAAGGCTCCGGGTCGCAAAATCCCGCCGCGTTTTCTGGCCCGACGGGCTTCACCAGCACACGGAGGCGGTCCTGGCATGAAGGACATCTTCCGGGAAATCACGGCCGAGATGGAGAGGGCAGCAGCGCAGGCCCTGATGGACGAGGCCCGGCAGATCATCGTCACGAACGAATTCACGGCACCTGTCGAGACCGGGGCCCTCATCAAGTCCGCGAAGGCCTTCCAGGGCAACAGGAGCCCGGCCACGCTCACTCACGTCAACAATCTGGAGGCCCGCGAGGACTTCGCGGCGTTTGCGCCAGATCCGGTAGAGACGCTCCCGACCCCGTCCGCGACGGAGCAGGGCGGCAAGACTGGATTGTTCAGGGTGGGCGTCAAGCTCCGGGTTCCCTACGCGGAGGCCGCGAACGAGGAATCCGGCCGGGCAGGCTACATCGAGGACGTCATGACCGCCGCTCTGAACGGATCCGCCGACAGGATCGCCGACACGATAGGGAGGGCCCTGAAATGACCGCCATCGAGGTCCTGATGGAAAAACTGGTTGCAGCGGGCAAGGGCACAGCCGGAACGAACCTGTTCCTGGGCCCGTTCGCGCCCGAACCCGTCACGCAGACTGCGCTCTGGGAAGTCACGGCCTCCCCGGCCGGGCCCACCGGAGACGCCTACAGCATCGTCCATGTCTGGACCCGCTCAAACGGGGCCCAGGCGGCCCTGATCCGGTGCGGCGAAGCCCTCGCGGCCCTCGTCTCAAACCCGGCCGAAAGCAGCGTCCTCCAGGGCTCGGACGGCACGCGGATATCCGTCAGGATCGGAACTCTGCCGATTCTGGCCTGGAGAGACGAATCGGGCAGAGTGACCGCGCAGGCGACGCTTGCCGTAGCCGCGCCGATTGACCTTTAAGGAGGTACGAACATGCCCCTGACGAAAATCACGAAATCCCTCGGGATCGACGACTGCAAAATCGCCCCCCTCACCGCGGACACGGCCGAGGCCCTCACCTACGGATCTCTCGTTGACGTTCCCGGCATCCAGAACCTGAAGTACAGCGCCAACGTCGACGAGAAGGAGCTTGAAGGCGACGAAGTGATCCTGGACTACTACAGCAAGCTGAAGAGCTTCGATTTCAGCGTCGAGCACGCCCTCATCAGCCTGGACGCCCTGGCGGCCCTCTTCGACACCGCCGCGGTGGCCACCGGAGAGACCCCGAACCAGGTCCAGACCCTGGACATCCTGGGCTCCGACGTGCCCGGGTATGTCAAAATCGAGGGCCAGGTCAAGTACGGCGACACCGGCGATCACCACGTCGTCTTCTGGAAGGCCAAGCTTTCCAAGTTCGAGGTGGAGAACAAGGGGAAGGATTACGCCACGGTTTCCTTCTCTGGCAAGGCCATCCCCACGGTGAACAACAGCAAGCTGTTTTCCATCGTCCTGAACGAGACGGCTGCAGCCATCGCGTAGCCTGACCCGGTAACGGACCAGACGGGGGCGGCCCCGCCCTGCGGGGTGAGAGGGCCGCCCCTTTAATTCAAGGAGGCCGACATGAAAAAGGTTGAAAAGCGTCTTTCCATCCGCGACATCCGGCCGAAGGGCCTGGAGTTCGAGCTCGCCGGGCAGAAGCACTCCCTGCGGTTCACCCTGGGGGCCCTGGCTGAACTCGAGGACAAGACCGGCAAGTCCTTCGACCAATACCTGATCGAAGCGGCGTCCGTAGACGTTGGCTCCGTCAGGATCCGGGCCATCGGGAGCCTGCTCTGGGCCGGGCTCCTGCACGAGGATCCCGAGCTCACCCTGGACGACGTCCTGAACACGCTCACACTCGCCGACATCGCCGATGCGTTCCAGCCCCTCTACGAGGCTCTCATGGAGCACATGCCAGACCAGCCAGACGCCTCGGAGGGCGACGAGGGAAACGCCCCTGCGGGCCAGACGGCATAGACTGGCCCGCGCTCTACTACCTCGGAAGGGTCACGCTCCAGATCCAGGAGGCTGAATTCTGGGCCATGACGCCGAGGGCCCTGATTGCCCTGGCCAACGTCCACGCAGCCCAGATGAAAGCCATGTACGGATCCGGGGATGATCAGCCGGCCCACTCCGGGCGGCCATCCGCGGACGAGCAGAAGTCGGCCATCGACGAACTCATAAGGCTCTCCAAGCTCCAATAGAAAGGGGGTGCCCCCTTGCCAGACCGCTCCGCAACCATAAAACTCGTCCTGGACGTGAAAGAATTCAAGTCCTCGCTTGCCGAAGCCAAGAAGGCGCTCGACAAGATGAGGGACGTCCAGGTCAAGCTCCGGGTGAAAGCGGACACGACGCCCGTCACGGCCGCCGTCAACGCCGCGCGCAAACGCATCGAACGGCCCGCCGAGATGAGGCTCCGGGCCAACACGAAGGTGTTGGAGTCCGCCATCATCAACGCCCGGGCGAAGGCCTCGAGCCCGATCAACGTTCCGGTGAAAATGACGGCCGTCCAGGCAGAGGCCGCGAAGGCCGCGGCTGTTATCCGGCGCACCGTCTCCGGCCCGCACAGGGCCAATGTCGCCGTCAGCCTCCCCGTCGGGCAGATCATGACGTTCGCCTCCACGGTCCTTTTTGCAACCTCGGCCATGCGCGCCATGGCAAACACAATCCGCAACACGGTGGGTGAAGCCCTCGATTTTTCGGCAGAACTCCAAAGGACGGGGGTCGCTTTTTCAACCCTGGCAAAGGACGCCCAGCTGGCCAAGCTGGAAGTCCGTCAGCTCATGGACCTCTCACAAGCCACGCCGTTCGGATACGAATCCCTCGCGGCAGCCGCCACCCGCATGCACGCCCTGGGATGGGAAGCGCAGAATGTCGTCCGGGATCTCCAGGCCGTCACGGACGCCGCCGCGGCAACGGGCGGCATGAGCTCCGATGTCATCGACCGCATCACCCTGGCCCTCTCCCAGATCAAGTCGAAGGGGAGCTTGCAGGCGCAGGAAATGCGCCAGCTGGCGGAAAACGGCATCGCAGCATGGGAGTTCCTGGCCAGGCATCTCGGGAAAACGATCGGCGAAGTCCAGAAGATGGTGGAGCAGCGCATGATCTCTTCGGAGGTGGCCCTCGAGGCCATCCTTGGCGGCATGCGGGAGAACTTCGCCGGCTTCGCTGTCACCATGGGGAACACCTACAAGGGGTTGCAGGCCCGGATCAGCGCCTCCTGGAAAGAGACCCTCGCCATCGTCACCCGCCCGGTCTATTCCGCGCTCGAGCAGGACGTCTTCCCGGGGATGCTCAGGACCCTCCAGGAATTCAACGCCACGGCCCGCGCCACCGGCAGCACACTCAAGGCTCTGGAAGCCGCCGTACCCTCTGGCCTCGCCGAATCCATCGACTCGGCGTCTCAGGCAATCCTTCTCCTGAAGGACGGGCTGGACGCCGTCTCCACGGTCCTGGGCCCGGTCACTCAGGGCCTCACTGACCTGAAGGGCATCGCAGACGCCCTTACCCCCTCGTTCGGCGAAGGAGTCAGGGCCATCCGGACCTACATCCAGTCGGTCAAGGACGGGAAAACGCAGTCGGAAGCCCTTGAGGCAGCCGTCGGCAAGCTCATGAAAAAGATGTCCGGCGTCATGCAGGCCGGGCTTGACGCGGCCAGCGGCACGGACTCCATGTCTGACGGAATCATCCGCCTCGGCGAAAAGGCCGACATCGCCTCCACCGGCCCCCTGTTCCGGTTCCTGCGGATGCTCACCAACATCAAGAACGCCATGAACGGCGCCTCGGAAGCCAAGTCGGCCTACGAGCTCCGCATGGGCGAACTCATGGACCAGTCGGGCCTCCCTAGGGTATTCCCCTATGTGCCGCCCAACAAGACGCCGAAGACACCCTCCGGAGACGGAACCGGCGCCGGCGGAAAGACGGGCAAGGCCGGAAAGTCGGCCACCTACGAGCAGCTCGTCAGCGAGATCATGAGCCTCGAGAAGCTCCGCCTCGACGCGGGCCGGTCCAGCATGGACCGCTACCTCGCCATGCTCGACCAATACGCCTCAGATGTGAAACTGAAAGAGGCCGACAGGCTTAAATATCAAATCGAGGCCGACAGGATCCGCCAGGATTCGGCCAACGACCTGGCCGAAGCCGTCCACAAGGCGGAGATCCAGCGGCAGGAAGACGCGAAGAAGGCGGCCGAAGAGGCCCGCAGGCTGGCCGAGGAGGAAAAGGCCCGGGAGTGGGAAATCTACCGGCTCCGGCATGAGCTCGGGCTGATTTCGCTTTCCGAGTACCTGTCCTTCCTCCAGGCCCGAGTCGACGCGGCCCGCAAGGCCGGCGACGAGATCAAGGCCCTGGAGATCCAGTTGCAGATCAACAACCTGAAGGCAAACGAGTTCGCCGGCACGCTCCAGGGGCAGGCCACGGCCGCGGTGGAAAGCGCCGACAAGGCCGTCAGCCAGCTCGGGCTCACGCTCGGCACGGGGCTTGCGGATGCTTTCACAAGCGCCATCATCAACGGGCAGTCCTTCGGCGATGCCCTGAAATCCCTGGGGCTCCAGATCGCCGCGACCATCGTCAAGGCCTTCATGCTCAAACAGATATTGGGCAGCATGGGGATGCTCGGGGGCGGGGTCTCTGTCGGCTCGACCGCTCCGTTAAGCGGGGTGATGGGTGTCCTGCATACCGGCGGCCTTGTCGGAGCCGAAGGCGCTGTCCGGAAGCTCCCGCGCTTCCACACCGGCGGGGTCGTGGACAGGGCCATGGGCCTGTCCAGCGACGAGGTTCCCGCTGTCCTGAAAAAGGGCGAGTGGGTGTTCACCCCGGAACAGATGAAGGCGATGGGCGACGCCCTGAGCCAGTCCAGGCAGACGGTTGTCAACCACAACTATTCCGTCCACATCTCCGCCGTTGACGGGCCCTCGGTGGCCCGGCTCCTCGAGGGCCAGGCCGGCACGGTCGAGGCCATCGCGGCGAAGGCGATCCGAAACGGCGGGGCCCTGCGCAACGCCGTGAGGGGAGGGTAGGGCATGTCCTTCGACAGATACCCGAGATGGGAATGGGAGCCGACTGAGGCTCCCGAGTACGCCATGGGGCACAAGATGAGAGAGACCGAGTTCGAGGACGGCACGACACAGAGGCGCATGATTCGCCGGCTTCCCCGGACCTGGACCCTGCGCTACCAGACGGCCTGGGAGAACGCGCAGGCCATGATGCGCCTGGTCGAAGAGCGCCAGGGGCGGCCCTGCTGGTACCGGGATCCCGTCTCGGGCTACGACGTCCTCGTCTGGGCCCCGGCGAGCCTGGCCGTCACCCCCGGATGGAACGCGGCCCACACCCTCAAGGTCGCGAGTTTCGAAGTGACGCTGAAGGAGGTCATGTGAGATGAGCGGCGCACCAGGCATCAGCCCGTCCGAGACCCGGGTGGCGGCCTCCGCCCGGGTCGTGCGCCCCCTCTACCTCCTTCGCTTGCTCGACATCCCCGCGAGGCAGACGGGGGCTCCCCTGACGGACGTCTACCTCTGTCAGCAGGCCAGAGAGAAGAAGGGCGAGGACGGCAAGACCATCCAGGCCTGGCCGAAAGAGGCCTACCGATGGTATGACCGCTTCGGGGGCATGACAGACTATGTTCCCCTGGCCTTCGCATGGGATAAGGCCGCGTCGGACAACTCGGACGGCAACAACAGCATGCGGATCACGATAGACGAAACGACAAGGGGCATCATCGGGCTCGGGATGCAGGCCTCATGGCCGGGAACCCTGGTCCAGCTCATCCTCGTCTACCTGGACGAACAGATGCAGATTGCCTCTCCGGGCCGGATCATCTTCTCGGGCCTGATCGAGACCTGTGTGGTCTCGGAGTCGGTTATCGACATCGAGGTCCTGGCGGGGCTGCCCAGGATCAACCAGGCCCCGGCCTGGCAGCATTGGGATAAGTGTCGATGGCAGTACAAGGGGATCCATTGCGGATATACCGGGGAAGAGGCCTCCTGTGACAAGTGCTACCGGACCTGCAAGGCCCGGGGCAACGGAGAGCGATTCGGGGGATTCCCGTACATCGACACCGGAAGAGATGTTCGGGATCCCTTCATCGGGGATGATACCCGGTTCTCGTAAGGGTAAAAGACGCCGCATCCGCGGCGACGGTTATGGGGGCTGACGCCAGGCCCTGAAACAGGGCCGGCAGGGCGGCAAAAGAGGGCAGAAGGACAGTCTATGACAGGGTTCTCTTTCTCTATATCTCTTCTTCTACAAACAGTACCAACGATACAAACGCTACAAACGGTACCAACGCTCCCAACGCCAACACCGTTGGTCCTGGCCCCAACACCCGGTTGTCACGAACCCGGTCATTGCAAGCCTTCCCGGATTCCGCCGTTTGCCCCGTTTGTCACCGTTGGTACCCCCACCAACGGCCTCCGGCCTAGTAATCGCAATGGTTCAGGGCCTCACCGTTGGTGCGTTTGTCACACACTCCCCCCCCCTACCGGAGGCCCGGGCATGAGATCTATTATTGGATATGATCCCCTCTCACAGATACACATGATCGACGCCCCTCACACGCCCAATGCCGCGACCGGGCCTGTTCCCGCCGGCATGCAGCCCAGTCAGCCCGGACACGCCTGTCCGGGCGTTCCCTTTCTCATGGGTAGTGAAACTCTTCACATAGTCTCCATACTCGATTCGTTCATCGGAACCCCGTTCCTGTGGAACGGGGAATCCAGATCCGGGGCAGACTGTGGCGGCCTGGCCGTTGCGGTTCTCCGGGCCCTGTATGGCCCGCAGGTTCCAGGCCGGCCCGCTCCGGTGATCCCCTCAAGGCCTGATCTTTACGCCCCGGTCGTGGAGCGCTGGCTCCGCGACCACTTCATCCCTGTGCCGCCGGAGGCCTTAATGCCTGCGGATGTCCTACACTTCCGCCTCTCCAGGGGCCCCCACATATCTGTATACTATCCAGCTGACAGGCATCTCAACAACATTATGGGGGCCCCGGCGCGCCTGTCTCCGCTTCGGCCCTGGCTTCGCTACCTCACGGGCGCTTTTCGCTTCAAGGGGGCAAACTGATGGGTATTGGTGCAGCTGTCGGCGGCGTCCTCATGGGCGCGCTCGCAACCGAAACGGCCCT